TTAGGTTTTCTGTTACTCTCTACAATTGCTTGATCTTCATCACTTTCATATCGCCATCCTGATTTACCGCGTTGAATATTACCTCGTATAGCTACCCCTGATATGCCGTATGCGATTCCAGCTTCTTTTGTACTAGCGAATCTTTCACCATCAGGCGAAATACAAGGTTTACTACGATGTTCCGCAAGGATCTTCTTAGCAGATTCGGGATGTTTTTTACCCTTAAAGGTGGATGGTTTACCTTTACGGTACTCGGATTGTTTCTTTTTAGTATCTTCTGATACAATCTTACCCGTGTGCAATTCTGAACTAGCTATAGCGCATGCCTTTTTTAATATCTCGTATCTATGTGAAGTTACTTTGTATCGCCCCCTAACTTTAGAATGGTCTAGATTAGTCAGTGACCAAACTGCAAATGTCATACTTCGTTTTGCTTTACCAATGACCATCTTGGTTAGCAGTAAGTGACAGATAAAATGTTCTCTAGCAGTTAATTTAACTAAATTGTTTTTGTCATTAGAGCCACCCAGGCTCTTCGGAATTATATGATGATTTTCCCCATAACCAACCAAAACTCTTGACTTTGCTCTATTAACTATGTTATTATACGTTATGGTATACTTATTATCTAAATACATCGCTGATTGCTCCTTTGTAGCATTAGAGCGGGTGGATAGTAATGATATCGTGACCCGCACACTTATTTATCTTAAAGGAGAAAAATCCTGCGTATCCTAACACTTGACAATACTTTTTACAATCTTGAAACATTACCCGAAGAGATTGATGATCTCCGATTTGCGATACTCGATAACTCGAATCCGCAGAATGTAGATTATCATTATATCCCATTAATATTTCTTGAATCATTCAACTCACCCGCACTTGTGCTAAAGATAGGTAATCACACGATTAAAATGCCAGTTGATTGGCAGATTCTTATCGGTGAGAAAGAACACGGGGACTTAGAAACACTACCGTTGACTAGTATCAATGATAGAGGATTCAACTCTTTTGAATTCAATCCTCTATCATCGTTCAGTCCCACATTTCTACCCATCGAAATTGTTGATATCTATCACGATGTTACTTGGTTCGCTCCAAGACTGAAGAACGGACAGTTCTTGTGCGTACCGCTAAATGACGGACCTAAACCTGAATGTGTTTACTTTGTTAAAGAGATTAGTCGCAATTGCGAAATCATAGACTACGCCCAAGCATTCTAAATTATGGCAACTAAAAAAGCAGCAGTACCTACAGACGAAAAGCTAGAGAAGCAAGACTTTGACTTGTTTGCTGCACTAGCGGCACTGGATAAGAAAGATTATTTCTACTTAGACAGTATGACGGAAGAACAACAGAAAAAGTTTGTTCCTTACATGATGACGCATTGGATGAGTGCAATCAAAGCATCAGGCGAGTTGCAAGGTTACTATTTGCGAAGTGTTGATTATCACGCAAACAAGTACATGTTCAATGAAAGTGTTCAGAAGCATCCTAGG